ATATATAGGCATATTCTTGTGAGTGTGGGCTTTGCCACCACCTTTATGAGAATGGGTCAGACGTTTGCCCTCATTGTTCTTATGCGCATGGAGTTCTTTGGACAAATGACCGTAAGCACCGTGGCCAATAGAACCTAGTACATTGCCTGGCCCAAAAACTAGTTTAGTATTAGCCATGTCATGACTCCTATGGCAACTAGCCAGCCAATTACACCAATGATTACGGCGATGAAAAGTCCCTTGAAGAGGCAGCCAAATCCCTCAGCTATGCCGTCCATTTAGGCCGTCTCCTCTTGCTCTTTCTTGACATTACCACCACTTACTATAGGTGGTGAACTAGGTGGATTGCCCCGCCCTTGACTGTTGTTAGGTTCTGTCGGTCCACCTTCAGGTAAAGCTAGCTGTTGTTCCTTCTTCTCAGTCTCCAGCTCATCTATTTCCTCATCGGTGATGGGAGGCAGCTCGTAGACCTCTCTGATGTGGTGCTCCAGCGGCTTGTTGTAGTGGATGATCTCGCCTGAAACTAGACTGGAGACGGCACTTGCTAGCGCCTGTACGTTCAGCTTGCCGGGCTTGGACCATACCAACTTAGGCAGACCTGTACGGTCAGGAAATTGACCTGGATTCCACTTGAACATATACTCCACAAGCTGTTTGTTCCAGGCCTCTATCATCTGGCGCTGGATGGAACCTAATGCCAAGCTAAAGAATCCAGTAACCTCCTTAGCAAGCGCTTGTGTACCAACCTGTTCAGCGCCCAAGGAGACGAAGTCCATGAAGAATCGCTGGCGTATGATATGTCCGTAGTCCCTAATTATTTCCCGTAGATTGTATACTTTGCCTCCAGAACCAAACGGCTTTATCTCAGTACCGTGAGGCAGTACCATAGAGGCCGTCTCATCTATCCTGATACCTTTAAGAATCTCCTCAATCTTGTCGATGGATGCAGAGGAGTAATAGCCTTCACCAAGCACAGCGACGGGGACATTACCCACGTCGCGCTCGGCGCCTATGCCTTCTATGACCTCAAAGTTGGACTTGAAGTACCATGCCCTATATACGGCCCGTAGCAGTGATTTACCTTGCGGGTTACGCTTACGTGGCCGGAAGGTAAGATGCAGAAGCTTCTCTATAGGCGCCGCTGTGAAACCACTCTTCTGGTCAGGATAATCACTACCAGTGTTATATTGGATAAATCCTGTAACTCTGCCGTGCTTGTCTAGCTTGCCCCATTTGTAGAGTGTCTCATGACCAATAGGCACTATATCAGATAGCTGCATACCTCCTTTAGGATCATTCTCTAGGACCTTTTCAGCAATCATCCACCCATAGGGTAGAAACTCTAGGGCATCCTCGACATGGTCTAGCCAGCTGAAATTGTGATTGTTCATTAGGTTTTGCCAGATCCATTCAGCCGCCCGTTTGTCGTCGTCATGCTCACCGGCGACGTCTACGCGGAACTTGGCATCCAGCAGTGGTACTGTCACAGATTCCAGTAACGTACCTATAACCGCGTCATCCTTCATCTGGGTGTATATCTTGTAGGCTTTTTGCCATGATTTAAACTCTGGCAGGTATTCCTCGAATACTGTCCCTTGCCAGATGGATAGGCCAGATTCCAGCTTAAAGTTACGGACGCTGGTTTGGGTTGGCTTGCGCAGTGTTCTATATTCTGGTGGCATTTAATTACCTAGCAAACGAGGTTGTCTAATCACCTTTCTCAACCTCTTAGGCTTTGCGGTCATTTGGGCAAATTGTCTCTCAGCGACCTTAGCATTACCCGCTGTAGTTTGTAGGACCTTACCTCCAACTTTTTTGCCATACCTAGCTAGTTGTGGAGTAATCCTGTATATAAGGTAAACAGGACCAAACACATACTCCTGGTAACTAATTACCATAACCTAGTCCAGTAGCCCTCTGATGAATCGTCCTACAATTATAGTCAACGCTCCAATGGGTGACGATGCTCCTATCTTATAAACGCCTTTACCAGGTATAGTAACCTGGTACATAGTGGTAACACCTCTACCCTGACTAGGCTCCAGCCTGCTAGCCTTAGCACCTAGCTTCTTAGCTATGACCTTGATATTCTCCTTCTGACGTTGGAAGTCATCCGAAAAAGTGTAATCCTTGTAGCTAATCATCCCTAAGCTCTCCCTATGGACCAGCTAGGCCCGAACGAGCGCCACGACCTTACAGAGCCCTTGAGTTCAGATCCACCTCGTATAGCATCATCAGCCACGGCTCTACCTGTACCCATTGGTGCAGGGCTATCAACTGGTGAACCTATAGAATCACTTACCTTGGAGTGTCGTATAGCATCCTCGCTCTCGGTGTGTAGAAAGAACGTGTAAAACAGGTACCTCATAGTGTCCATGCCGTGGTCATTTAGTTTAACAGGATTTTCCTTAGGATCATACTGCCCATCTTTGCCCTTTGGTCTATTGTATCCAAAAAACTCGTCCTCAGTTTTAGTAGGTTTATTAGCTCTTTCTAGCTCAGGATCCATTTCAATAAGCGACCCTTCAAGAATATAAATCTGGTCGTTGGCAATCAAACTATACGTGGTTTGTATACCACTAGGCACATCCTTCTCAGCTCTTGTGGTATGGACTCCTGCTCTAGCTAATATCTCACGGTCACCGCTGTCCCAGTCAGCAACGCTGTCATGGATGCCGTAGATAGTGTGGTCTTTGATAGTCTTGGCATGTTCATCCACGGTTCTGCCGGCATAATAAATCTGTTTGTATAGGACGTACTTCCTATCCTCTGGTGGTATTTCCACACGATCCTGCTGTCCAGGCTTGCCCTTGTATTCATACTTTTTGACCGCCCACCAATGACATACAAATGGGTTAGTAAACCCAAAGTCTATAGCCCTGTAGTGTTCCCAACCGTCTGGAATAGGTTTGTTAACATTACCTGTTAAGCCAAATTGAGTGGTATCACGTGGTAAAATATGCTTCTCAGGATCCCAACAATCATAGACTAGGCCATCAAAACTGACCCATTTACCTAGCACATAGCGGTCGTGATACTTGCCTTTGAACGTCGCCAGCCTCTCTCTGTAAGTCTCAGGGTTAAACGGATTAGCATTGGCATCACTCTCTATGACATGGACAGTACCCTTCTGTTTTAGCTCCTCATTATCATAGAACCTTCTGTAGAGCCAGTGGTTAGGGTCACTAGGGTTAGTGGCGCCAAAGATTTGATGGAATGGCGCATCACCAAACCTAAGACGGCCTAGAAGCATGATATAGTCTTCTTCCAGCAGTTCTATGGTTTCGTCAGGGAATATCCAGCCCGCCTCAAATGAACCTACCTTGGATGCCTTATCAAGGCCTGCAAATAATACCTCAGAACCATTCTTTAGTTTGAGCAGGTGATCCTGCTTATTGTAGCTCTCTATGACCTCCTCTGGGCAAACATACCTAAACCAGGTATCCATTGTCGTTGCTTTAAGGGAACTGAACTCCTTGCGAACTATTAGCCCTTTGTTGCCTGGATACCTAATACTAAAGAAATAGCCCTTTTCGCACCCAATCCGTGTCTTTCCTGCCCCAAATGCCCCAGAATAGAGTAACTCTGGTGCAAGGGACTCCATAAACTCCCTTTGAGCGGGGATCTTGTCGGTATCTAGTTCAAGGAGAGCCATTAGATTTGGCCAAATAAAGCGCCTAGGGCTATGACTAACCCAAGAGCAATCAGGCTACAGGCTATGAGAAATACTAACCCATCTGTCACGATAACTGCACCATATCACCGTCAGGCAGAGCTAGCACACCGTCGTCCTCATATTCAGGCCTCGCCCTACTTGCCGGTGTACCCTCGGTGTCTGGCACCTGTTCGGCCATGCCGTTTACAACAACCTTCGGCTTATCCGGGTAGTTGTCCTTAAAGTTGTAGAGCTTGAGGTCCTTAATCACATTATTGATATTCTTGGCACTAACCAACCCTCGTATTCTGGCAATGCCCTCCTCGGTCTTTCGTATCTCGGAGAGTATCTTGATTTCCTCTTTAGGATCTAGGGTATCGTAGTATTGCTCCCACAACATAGCTTCTACCCTGCGTAATACCGCCACACTTTGTTCTGTGTGCTCCTGCCTAGAGGCCTGGTTCTCCTCGTATAGCTGCTTCCTGTACTTACGTATCGCCGTGTTAATTTGGTGAATGGATAGATCTGTTAGACTGGCAATTTTACTAACTTGATACCCACTCAACCAGAGCTCGTGAACCTCAAGCTGCCGTATGGTCTGTAAGGCGTGCTTGTGACTTACCTTCTTAGTGGGCATTGGAGTCGTCGCCCGCCCATTCATGGCGCCGCTCAGTGTGCCCTTCTCTGTCCCTGTTGGGTTAGGGACTAAATCTGCGTTTGCCAATTCGTCCCTCTCGCAACCTAGACATGAAGGTGCGCCTTTTGTATCGTTGGAAATCGCCGCAGATTCTCAGGTGGGTTCTGAACCTAGAGTCCTTAAAACCCTCGGCTTCATAGCGTCCGCAACACAGGAACCTCATGCTGCTACCAACTTAGCATCTGTAGTCATGGCCTAACTATACCACAGGCCATCCTGGGTCGTCAAGTGTTTTAGTTCACACTACCTGTTAGAACATTTGTTTTTGATTTTTGGTCTTTGCCATACGGGTGGGGGAACACCTCACCTTAGACCATATGTCCTATAACGACCCGGCACCCAATAGAACACATGGACAGGACAAGTGTTTGAATCAACCGTACCAAAATAGGAACATGCGTACCATTTACGATATTCGTAGCAGATAGGGCGCCGTATAGTACCAAAGCGTAGTATGTAGGCGCATCCGTGACGAATGACGCAATACGTCGTATATGGGCGCTCATATGACGAATCACACATATAAATGCCTGATGATTCCCTCTATTCGCTCCAGAACCCTATTGACATTACGAGGACTCTGTAGTAAGGTAGATTGACATACAGAGAACGCGCGGGCGTAGCTTGCCCAAAACTAAACACCGCGTTCTAGGAAGGGGAAGTTAGCATGAGTGAACAGGTAGTAGACATAGCGGGGCTAGAGAAGCAGATAGAGGCGAAGGACGCGGAGTTTCTTGCGCTGGTCAAGAGCGGGGACGTCAAGCAGGCGGGCGCAATGAGGGCCCTGTCCTCGGAGATTGACAAGTTGACCGCCGAGTTGACCGCGGCCCAGGTTAAGGCGAACGAAGCTAAGGTCGGCGAGGTAGAGAAGACGCTGATTGACCAGATAGCGGCAATCGTTGACGCCTCGGGCGCCGATGACATTCTCCCGGAGCCGGTACACACGCTCATTTTCACCCGAGAGCCTGCCAAGGAGGGTAGCGAGAACGGGCCCGTGCAGATGGTCAAGCTAAACCCGAAGAAAGGCACCCGCAAGGCGAATACGTCGAATCAGACCGGGACCGGCACGCGCAAGCGGGTTAGCAACCTGCTAGTCCAACGTACGGTGAACGGCGGCGTTGAACAGTTATCCGTCAAGGACGCGATCGACAAGTACTATGACGGGCCGCGGGAAGAGGGCGAGGCCGGGTCGAGCATGTTCGTCAAGAGACACTGGGGGCCGCTGTTCGACAAGGTAAACGAGAAGCTAGAGATCCAGTTCGAGTACGTCAAGGACGAAGCCGGCGAGAACGTCGTAGCGAGTTAGGTCTAGGGGTGACGGGCGAATCGGACACAGTGATGATGGGAGGTTGGGTAGCCTTGTGTTACCTAGCCTCCCATTGCGGCGGTCAAAATAGACACAGCAACCCGCCCCGAAAGAAAGGATTTTAAGGGAACTATGACACAGGAAAAAGGATTTCAGCAGGTTCATGAGGAGTGCGAGAGGAATCACAGACTGGCCCGTGAGAGTGAGTGGGTGTTCAGCACGGACAGGTGGCGCTGCCCACGATGCAAGGTGACCCCGACCCAGCATCGGGGGAGATAGCCATGACGCAGGTATATCTCCGCATAAGTGGTCGTGGTGTTGAGGGCGCCTACAGCAGTTATGCGGCCGCACAGGCTGAATCCTTGGACGGAGAGCGAATCTCGACTAGGGTGATTAGGCGCGTGAGGACGTGCAGTGAGTGGTACTGTGACCACAGACCGAAGAAGGGTCATAGTATCTGCCGCTGTTGTCAAGGGCTGGATTGCCCATAGGAGAAGCAGATGGACAGGTGGGACAAACGTGATGAGAGGGTGGATGAAGACCGTATACGGAATATCCTCAGGAACGAACGATTCACCCGAGCCAGGGCCAACGCTATCATGGAGGAGTTTGGCATCTCATTCCGTCGGCTCAAGGCCTTGGTCAAGGAGGTTCGTGGCAAGTGACCATATACCGCGTGACTATGTCCTTCGACGGGCCTGGTTCCCACGGCTGGGCTACTAGGTGGGTAGATGCGCCTAGTTTACAGGATGCTAAGGACCTTGCATATTGCCATGTCATTGAATGTTGGCCACAGTGGTATAGAGACTTAGCAGGTAAGGTCAACTTTATCATCACAGGCAAGGCGTATGAGAGCTGGGAGGATATGAAAGGCAAGTTGCATGGCCGCAAAAGGCCTAAGGAGACTGAAGACCCGGATATAATGATGCCAAGAGAGCATCCTAAGGTAGAACAGGCGATGGCTTGGTTGGAGGACACAAATGGTTAACGAGCGCAGGCATGGCAAGGATGAGGCAGACTGGCATGATGTAATGAAGGGCAAGCAGACAGAGGACACACCTGCAACCGAATTATACGGTGTGCTAGAGGACATAAGCATACGTCTGGACCACACACTAGTTGTGCAGGAGGATGTGGTAGGGAAGGATATGGTCAAAGAGGCAGAGAACACCATAAAGCTGCTGCACAAAGGACTAGAGAGGTATAAGGTAAGGATGAGATTGGAGTCACCCAGGGCATGAGGCCCACGGATGAAGAACCTCCAGCAGGTAAGGCCTTTACAGGCAAAATGCTGTTCTGCTATGGGCATGGTACTGTACAACATACCTGGTTCCGAGGCCCACCTGGCGATGAATTATGCATAGGTCCTACAGGATGGCAATGCTCCAAATGTTTTGCTGAGGAGGTAGCGGACCGCATGATTTATTTGGTCAAGTTTAAGGTCCCTGACGGTGTGCATAAGATGATAATAGGCGCACCTAGTGAGGAAGAGGCTATTGAGAAGGCGTACAGGTCGAATCTCAAGTATAAATATTTTGCCAAATGTGAGTTTATCTCCTGTGAGTTTCGCGGCAAGAACAATAGGGATGCCATTCAACGGAGTCGTAGGGAGAGAGGTCTGCCAACTATAGAGGAAGAGCAGGCGGAGAGGAGGTCCAAACAGCAGGTTAAGTTGAGACGGGCGAATAAACCTAAGTCAAGGATGGAAGCAGCACTAGAGTTACTGGAGGATTGGTAATGAGCAGGATGAAAGCATTTAATTGGCTATGTACTAAGTACTGCCGTTCGTGCGGAGGTGTCGTCAAGATTGTTCCTGTGAGGGACATACCTCTCCACGCCGCGTGCAAGACGTCGGATGAAGAAAGGACTAAGAATGTCAATAATCCCAGTTCCTAAGCCAAAGCCCTTCTATGTCGTGAATAGTAATACCAAAGCCGCACTTGACTATGTCACCGAGGCCACCAACCGCGGAGAGAACATCAATGTGCTGGTCAGAGGTAACACTGGGTCTGGCAAGAGCGCGCTACCTAGAGAGTACGCGGCGAAGATGAAACGGCCGTTCGCCACTGTCGAGGTAGGTCTAATGTCGGACCCATCCCAGATATTTGGCAGCATGGCCTTGAGAGAAAGGAACGGCATCAGCGAGACGGTGTGGATACCAGGGCTATTCACACGGGCCCTGGAGACCGAGAACTGCGTGATTCACCTACAGGAGATAAACCGCATCGAGAGTGACAAGGTGCTGAACGCGGTGTTCTCCATCCTCGACGAATCCCAGCGTCAGTTATGGATAGACGACCGCGAGGACTTTGTCACCGTGGCCAAAGGGGTGTCGTTCTTTGCCAGCATGAATGAGGGGTATGAGTTTATAGGTACTATGACCCTAGACTCGGCACTAGAAGATAGGTTTCCAGTAAAACTGACACTGGATTACCTGCCCGCTGAACAGGAAGAACGCCTGTTGACCATACAAGCAGGGTTGTTGTCCGAGAAGGCTAGGGAGTTGGTTGGACTAATCAACAGTATGCGCAATAACGCACAGAACCCGGCCAAAATAAGTACCCGTAACGCCATTGAGATAGCCAAGCTAATCAAGCACGGGTTGTCATACCAGCGCGCGTTTACATTGGCGTTAGGTGGGAATAACGAGACGCTGGAGAGGATACTGTTGAACATGCAGTTGATGGGGAATTGGGAGGACATGGAGGCAGAAAGTTGGTCAATGCTGCTCTGAGGTAGAAAAGGACGTCCTATGTTTGGAGTCTGCGGTCCCATGTGCAGGATTCAAAAGGATACGGCACAGGTTCTACCTGCCGCGCGAATGTGGTAATAGGAGCTGCCAAAACAGAGGCAAATAAAATTCAAGGGTATGCAGAAGCGCCACAGGGG